CCGCGTGCACCAGCTAATTCATTCAGCGCTTTAATATCAGACAGCCTTACGCCTCGCTTGATAGCTTCCTGGTCTTTCATAAAGTTACCATAAGACTCAGATGTAAACTGACGAGTCACCGAACCTGCACCCCCACGTAGGGATGAGAGAGCCACCTGGGAAGCTAATGCTTTTCTAAAGCCACTAGCATGGATGGCTGCGCCCTCTGCGGCTTGTAAGCGCGCACGTTCACGCTCGAGCTCGATTGCAGATTCATCCAGAGTGAATTGATTCTTAGCTGCGCTGCGTTGGCTTAGGTATGATGCACCGGCGACCGCAGTGGATGCCGCTGCAAAGGCAATAGCTACTACTGCTGGTGCGCCCATTATGTTAACTCCACTGTGTAGCCGATCCCAATGATTGTCATTGGGCCTGGCAATGATTGCGTAACTCTTATCTCTTGTCTTGGTTCCCAGTTGCCACGAGGGTGTATTAAATACACGCCTGTGACCGGTGGCACTGATACCCCTAAAGTATAAGCTCCCAAAGGTATTATTGGTATATCTGTAGTGTCGCCAATACCGGCTTGCAAGTAGAGTGACTGCACATAATCTATATATAAATCCTGTACATACTTCTCTACATAAGTGTTGTCACCTTCCTGGGATGGGGTGAACATCGGCATAGGTATTAGTAATGGTTTGTACTGCATGCCAATCTCAACGACTGCGAACTGTTTACCTATATCACATGTGCCATTAGCCTCTACAAAGAATGGCCCATAGGTTGCCCCGTTACTTCTTGCATAGACTTGCATGCCAGCTAGCGATGTAAGCCCTACCACGTTACCGTTCACATCGCTGGATGTGATCGTAGTTGCATCAGTGTAGTAATCAAAACTTAAGTTCTCTAAGAACAATCTTGTGCCGGTGTTAATTGTTGTAACGCTTTCAATTGGCAACGTCACAACAGCTGCTTGTGTGCGACGTATTCTAATCCAGTAGTAAGAGTCTTCATCGTTGTTTAGATTGCCAGGCATCCAGTTGTTAACTGCATCAAATGTCCAGCTGATAACACCTGAGCTTGTGAAACCATTTGTACCATCGGTAGCCGTGAATGTATTCCAACTGCCATTGCCATCTAAGTATTCAAATGTTGGCAGTACTGATACGTTAGCAACAGTTGTAAGAGTTATATTAAGAGCTGTGAACGGAACCACATTACCCAATACTATGTAATTATTATTGTTTCCAAACAACTGCACGTCAGTGCCGGTATCTGCAAACTGTGTTGTTACATTATAAAATGCAGTCATCAATGTATTGCTTAAGAATACAAAGTCTAAGTTGTTAGCAAACGCATTGCCAAGATTAATTTCACGCTCGGTAACAAGGTGAGCTTGTGTGCCTGAACCTATAACTTGCCTGAATTTTCCACGGGTATTACGCAGACTCCAAGCTTCGATGTTCTCTGCTTGCAATGTGTTATACATTAACATCGTGCCATTTTCTTGTGTGGCCAAGTACAAGCGCGCATCAATGTTCTTAGGTTCCCATGAAGCATTAGAATTAATTGTCTGGAACAATTCAGATGAGGCCAGCCCCAATGGATTGGATACATACTTACCATCAGCAGTTGAGTACACAACCTGGAAAGCTTGCGAGCGATTACCACTCACATGTATTGCTTGGTTATCAATTGTAACAGCATCAATCTCGCTGCACGGGTCTTGGTTCTGAGGCGCGAAGTAGAAACTGCTAACTGTAAGAGGCGCATCAATCAATGGGTTCTGTGCAAATACTTTGTTAGTAGTGAGAAACAATATTGAATCGTTAGTCACAATACTCTGTACAGTTTGTAAGCCTTTACCATTGAAGGTGGCAGAGAATCCTGCTAAGTCATCAGCTTCGGAGTCATCGAAGTTGTCATATACACCGGCAGTAGATAAGGCTACAACGTTTGGAATGGTTGGCGTGTTACCAAGTATTAATCTATTTAAGAAGAACGCACCACGCCTAGGGAAACCACGGAACGGCCCAGGAGGAGAGCCACCCCCAGCTGTCCACATCACTTCCGATAAGCTTGAGAGCACGCCCTCGATTGCCGCCGTGGAAGTGAAGTCGTTGATCACAGTCATCGTGGCAACAGTCGAAGAACCCACCGCAGTAATTCTACCAATACCACCACCACCAACATACAAGCCGCCGACATGATTAGAAGTAAATATCGCACTAGAAGCCGTAAGAGATGTAGAGCCCGTGGTCGCCCCTGGGGTGAATGTAAAGCCTGCGACACGATACTGTGTGCCTCCTATAACTGTGAAGTCAAATGCTGGATAGATACTTGGCGCAAAGGTTGAGAGCGTCCAGGTGGCAGAGTTAGCCCCACGCACTAGCTGTCTGATTGCAGTGTCACCTAGTAGGATTAGGATTCGATCTTGTCCAACTGCAAAGTGTAAATCTTTTATTTGTGCCGGTAAGTACATGGTGGCAGCCACAGTTGCAACCAACACTTCATCAAGATAGATATCAATTGCCACAGAGTTGATCGTATCTGGCCTGAAGATTAAAAGGTAAATCAGATTGTCTTCAAAGCTATATTGAAAATCAATTCCGTTTATTAATTTGTAATCTGTGATAGGTGCGTTGCCGTTGTTCCTATCTACTAACATGTCGGTTGTAATTGTGGCAGGAGCAATGCGCGCAGCCCCAGTCCACAAGCCTAACATGTTACGAAGCCTGCGAGCTCCTTGAGTGTAGAGTGGTAAGTCAACACGAGCTAGTAAGGTTGGGTCAAGCTCACCGCGTGTAAAGGTATTGTGTAGGGTACGTAATGGCATTAAGACACTCCACCGCGTCCACCGCCGTTATTACCTTGCCAGAAAGCAAAGCGTGCATTGATCCAAGGACGAGAACGCATAGCACGAACTGGAGAGTTCTGGCCATCGGCAAACAGTGCGCGTTGTTCCCATGTATGTAAATCTTTTTGTATGCGTGCCAACATTCTGTCGCTGTTAGTGATAGTTGTGCCAAGCATATTGGCAAGAGCATAGGCTATGTACATAGCAAATGCAGGAGGCCATTTAGATACTGGAACGGCCATAGAAAATACTGCACGTAATCTTTGGTTGGTGCGTGTCAATACTTTGTCACCGAACACCTGCCAGTCTGTACCAATAGGGTCAACCCTAAAGAACATCAGCACATCTGCTGGCATCTCAAAGTAATATTGCCAGCCTTCAAAGCTTGGCACGAGCGTATTGATGATGGCCATCTCACGAACTTCTTGGGAGAACCTCCAGCGGTTTGAGCCAAGTTCAGCTGTGACTAATGGACCATAGAATTGAGCAGCGTCCCGAGCAAACGGGCCACCAGCTTCGATAGTATTAAATGAAGACTTGCCACATAGCGAGCACGCCATTGACATTATTTCGATATCTGTTTTAGGTGCGGCTATCTCTATTGGCATAGTTTAATCCTTTAAGTTAAAGGGGGTGTTGCCACCCCCAATAGCATTACACTGTAGGAATAACTTTGTACCAGACATGCGCTATGAACGTACTGTTACCAGTTGTGAAAGCTCCAGTGATGTTGGACAAGTACAAGCCTTTGTTCACACAAGTTGTAAAGGTTTGCGGTACAACACCGGTGTTGAACATAAAGCCTGTGCTCACAGCTGCTTGGAAGGAAGCTGCGGCCAAGGTTGTTGATGCAATAACACCAGCACCATTAGCTGTGCTGTCGTACTGAGCTGCAACCACACCACCTGCGGCATATGCGGCAGAGTTGTAAGTCATTAGTAAGTCGATCTTATCTAACACAATTAATGTGTTAGCACCGGCTGCGGCTACCAATGCTTTAGGTGCTGCATACATGCCGTTGAACTCTGCGGCACTAATTGGCACTGCGGCATACTGTAGGGTTGTCGCTGCAAGCTTGGCAGATGTTACCGCACCATCAGCAATCTTCGCAGTTGTTACTGCAAGGTTCGTGATGTTGGCTGTACCTACTGTACCGGAAGATGCAAACACACTGACAGTTACGTTAGTAGTATTTGTAGTTACCGTGTACATGGCTGAGGCATCGTTACCATGAATTAAGATCACATCATTAACATTTAACGGGCCTAAGCCTAGAGTTAAATTCTGCATGAAGTCGTTGAAGTAACCTGACGCTGCAATGGTTGCAATGGCTTCATTAGTGCCTGTCGCGCTACCGTTGTAAGTCCAAACGTTCAAGCCCTGGCTATTGCCTGAGCTGGAAACTTTTGCCATATAATTAATATCAAATCCGGCCATAATAATCTCTCCTTAACTTAATCTGTGATTAAACAAACTCTACCTTAACCATACCTTTTGGATCGATTACCGCAGCGTTTGCAGATAACCACATGTTGATCAAGTAGGAAGTCTTGATATTTTCCCAAGATATATCGCCACCTAATCTGTCAGCAGAACCGTAGCCCATCGCTTGATCGTTCCATGCGAAAGCAGTACCAGCTGGCAAGCCACCTTCAGTCATGTCAGGGATAACAATAAAGTTCATACCTAATACGTTAGCACCGTTCAATCCGTCTAAGCCTGGGATTGGTTTGTTATTGATGTAGAAACCTGAGGTTACTTTTTCTTCATTCAATAAGTCTGCTTCAGCTTCGGCATCAATCACGATGTACTTCTTACCAAAGTTTGCTGAACGTGCGCGCAATGCTTTGTGTACAGCACGTAGCTTGTCGTAAGTAAAGCCTGTGCCACCAGCTGCAACCAATTGGCCTTGAGTATCATTAGGTGTTAATGAATAGGCTTGTAGATTTGCTTGGTCGATAATCATTTGGTCTGAACGACGTGCTAATGCCCATGAGCAAAGCTTCACGTATTCATCTACTGCGTTAACAGCAATTTTATATTGGAAAGTTCTGTCCACATATTCTGGTGCATACCAGTCTTGTAGAGTTAGTTCCACGTTACGGTTAGAGATGTTCAATGGAACAACGTCATCCTGTGGAGCCTTTTGATTGGCCACACCTTGACCGAACACTGGGAAGTTTAATATCGCGCCCTTCACACCAGTTTGGGTACGGACAGTATTCTCTAATAGGAAACCTGTGGATTGGAATTCAGCATGAGCATCGCTCAAGAACTGTTGGATCTCAATTTGGGATAAAGCTAATGACATATTATGTCCCCTTAAAAAATAAAAACGAAATGGTTTCGATTTACCTTTCAGGGGATCTACGTCAGTGACCGGGCCTCAAGGGAGGGGATCCAGTTTGCATAGGCCTGTGTAATCAGCTCTCAGTATAAGCTAGCGAAATAATCCTTGCAAATTATTTCTTGGCTCGTTCTTCGCGCTGGTAAGCATCACGCCAACGTTGCTGTAGTTCGTTCTCAAAGTTCTTGTCAACGACACGGCTACCAGAGGCAACCTCTTTACGGTACTTAACTTTCTCGTTGTCGACTTCTTCTTTGGATTCAAACTTAACTGACTGCCCAGTTGTAGAGCTTGGAACAGTTGATGTGCCTGGCATCATAAGGCGTAGTGAGTTCAGTATCTTAAAGTCACCTACCCCTATAATCCATGACTGGATAGTCTCGCGATCTTCTTGAGAGAAGGATTCCTTCAACCATTTGTCTACGCTCTGCACTGTCAAGGCATCAGTCTTCACCAATGTCTCGGCAACTTCAGCCGCCATCTTTTCAGCCATTGCTATGTTGGCTTGTTGGTAGCCTTTGATTAAAGATGCAAAGCCATTCTGAGATAGACCAAGCTCTTTGATGTGAAGCTTCAAGTGTGAGAGCAATGGATCGTCAGCCTTAATACCTTCGATGCCTTCGATGGTGTAGTCATCCTTAGGTGCGCCCCAGTTCTTGCCCATAAGTTTTTCCATATCAAAGCGCGCCTTGGCTTGGTCTTCGATAGTCTTGTACTTATCTTTCATGAACCACTCAGGAGCCGCAGGTTCAGTTGGAGCTGCATCATCCTTCTTGGCCTCAGGAGCTGGGTCTGACCAAAG